GTTCGGTCCTCTTTTAGAAGATGGCGAAACAATCCTAGCAGGCTTCACCGTAGCTCCTACAACAGAATCAGCAGCATTAGGTTTTGCGATAGGCACTACTTTCCCGCCTAGTTTAGAAGTCGGCGATAAGAACGTGCTGTTTTGGTGTGAAGTTAATTCCTCTAATCAAGCCGATGCAATTTACAGCGATGATGGCGTTACTTTATCTGTGGAAATAACAGTACAGACTAACCTCTCCAGAACCTATCAAAGAACATTCTTAATTACGGCGAAACAATTATGAAACAAGGTAAAGCAGTTAACATTGAGCGGGTATCAGTTCTTTATAATGATGACCATCATGCTACAGCAGGCTATTCCCGAGACGCTTCTAATGAAGGCTCATATGCTCAAATTTCCTTTATGCCTAAGATGAAAAAACCGCTAGGAATGACGCACCTAGTAGTCAAAGGAAAACCTGCTCGCATAGATGAAGCGGAACCATCAAAATATATAAATGGTATGTGGAACTTCCAGATAACCTTTGAGGATTAATCATGGCACTAACAGAAGGCGTAAATAGTTACGGTTCTAGAGCCGAAGCAGATGCTTATTTCGATGATTCCATTAGCCAAGCAACTTGGGACGCGTTTTCTAATGCCCAAAAAGACCAAGGCTTAGTCGAAGCTACGCGCATCTTAGAGCGCCAACAATGGCAGGGCACAAAAGAAGTTCCTTCTCAAGATTTACATTTCCCAGCGGAAGGTGTAACGGATTGCAGCGGTAACGCTTTACTTGCTAGCGAGACTCTTGATATTATGCAAGAGGCTCAATATGAATATTCGCTAGCTTTATTATCCAAGCCTGCATTGCTTAACACGCGAGATGCAACTGGGTCTAACCTGAAGAAGGTTGAAGCAGGCTCAGCAAAGGTCACTTATTTTAAAAGCGCATCAGGAACCCGATTCACGTTACCTGTTATGGACTTAGTTAAATGTTTCTTTGCAGGGTCAGGAACTGGTTCAAATGGTATTGTATCTGGTAATTGCGATTCAAGCTCTTTTACCGATACGGATAAATTTAATCGTAATAGAGGGTTCAGCTAATGCCTGATATCTTTGGCGCTGATATAGCGGGTATAATTAACGATGCTCTAGGTTCTTTAGTATTTGACCAAATCTTAATTAAGACCGCTAGCACGCGAGATCCTTTAGATAGTACAAAAAGGGTCAAGACCGAGGTACCGCATGCTTGTAAAGGCTTTGTTGATACTGCGGAAGACCAATTCATTAATGGCACGCTTGTCCATGTCAATGATAAAGTGATCATTATACTGGGCGACTCGTTGCCTGCTGGTGTAATACCTATTGCAGGGGATATAATCTTTGCGGAGGGGAAAGCGCATACCATAGCTAACGAAGGTGTAGTGCGCGATCCTGCTGCTGCAACCTATACTTGCAGAACTAAGTAAGATCCTAATTTAAGAAACTAAGTGAAATATATAAGGCTTCATGGTAGCATCAGAGGCTATAGCATGACCACATGTACGGAGATAGCATGACAACTGAAAATTTTAAAGCAAGCGGCAAGATTGAAAAAACTGATAGTAACTATCAGATTATTGGCGGTTGGTTTACAGTTTTTAAAGTCGATGGCGAAGATGTTGTGGACAGCGATAACGAGTTAGTGGATATGGCTAGCTATTCAGAAGCCTATATTGACTTCGCAAAAAATTATCGCGATGCAAACTTTGATCATGATGGGGATAGCGTTGGTACGCTAGTCGATAACATTTTAATCGATAGCCCTGAATTTGCTAAGATGCTGGTACATGAAATTACTGGTATTCCTATTGAGGATATCCCAGTGCAGAAATTAGGCCATTTTGGTAGCTTCCAGATCGAAGATAAAGAAGACTACGATAATGCAATTAAAAGCAAGCTAATGTTTAGTATCGAAGGTACTTGCGTTAGAGAAGAGATTTAATCATGCCAAAAGATGTTAAGAAAATTACCCCATATAGTGACGGCAAGAAGCGTAAGATGAAAATGACGAAACTTACCGCTGTTGCTTTGACTGCTGCTGGTGCTAATCCAGAAGCTCATGTAACGTTTTTTAAATCTAAAGATAAACCAAATGAATTAAGCAAGGTATTAAAAAAAGCACTACTGACTAGTAACACTAGCGGTCATTCGCACTTAATATTCCTTAGCGACTATACTATATTTGAAGGTGCAGGATATACTTCTTGGACTGAAGGTCACGATCACCCGTTCGTAATTGAAGACGGCGGCGATATAAAGATCGGTATGGCTTATGAGCACGACCACTATTCATTAGAAGTCGTTGCTAAAATTGAAGGCGAAGAATCATTGCTTGCCTTAATAAAAGAATTTGACTTTGAAGCGGAGAATGCCGATGTTGTGGCTAACTTCATCGCTCAGAGTGCTAAAACCCTCGAATTGACTATGCCTACTGAAGGTCCTCTAGTCGATTTGATTAACAAAAATGCTGCCGATATTGGCGGTGGTCAAGCGCATAAAGAGGAATCAATCATGCCTAAAGACAATAACGCCGAAACTCAAGCGGCAAAAGAATTAGATGCTATTAAGAAACAGTTAGCAACAGCTACAGCCTTAGCTACTCTAAATGATGCACAGAAGTCATTCTATGCTAAATTAGATGAAGCAGGCCAAGCGGCTTTCTTAGCTAAATCAGTTGAAGATCGTGAAGCTGAAATCGAAGTAGCAAAAAGCGCTAACAAATCAGTATATAAATCTGCTGATGGTAGCGAATACTTTGCAAACGATGACCCTCGTTTAGTTGCTATGGCAAAACGCGCTGACATGGATGCTGCTAAAACTGCTAAAGTACTAGCGGATAATGCAGACCTTACTTATAAGTCTCGTGCAACTGCCGAGCTAGGTAATCTTCCTGGTGCTATCGAAACTCACGTAGAGCTTTTAAAGTCAATCGATAAGATTGAAGATAAAGAAGTTCGTGCTGAAGCGATGAAAACACTGACCGCTAAGAATGAGTCATTTGCTCCAACGCTACAAACTTTTGGTTCTACTGAACAACCAGTAGATAAAGGTCAAGCAGATGCTGAAGCTCAGTTAGAAACTCTAACTAAGAAGCATGTTGAAGCGCATCCAGAAGTAAACTACTTTGATGCTTACGGCATTGTAAGTGATGCAAACCCTGAATTGTGTCAAAGAGCGGTTGGCGCGTAATAGCAATAGCCTTTATTAAAAACTTTATTGGAGAGACATTATGTCTTATGAAAGTAATAAATCAATAACGTTGCTACCACATGTCGCTAACGTTGTTAATAAACATCGCTTCGTATCTATCTTATCAGGTGGTATCGTAGATGAAGCCCTTGCTAATGCTGATGCAATTGGCGTATCTCAAGAATCTTCAGCAGCAGCAGCTTCAGTTGCTATTCCAGTTATGTTACTGGATGGCGGTAAAATTGAAGTAGAAGCTGGTGCAACAGTAGCAGCAGGCGTACGAGTTATGTCCGATGCAACTGGTCGAGCAATTACTGCAACAGGCGCTACAGCGCGTGTCCTTGGCTTCTCACTAAACGGCGCAGATGCTGGTGAAGCTTTAACTATTGTTAGCCAGAAAGCGGCTGGCGAATTTGTGGCTTAATATCACTAATTATTGGAGAATAAATTATGCCGAATCCTACAGCTGGTGATGTTCATGTTAACAAACCGCTAACAAACTTTGGTCAGCGCTATATACAAAGCGCGTCTAGCTTCATTGCGATGAAAGCTATGCCAAACCTTCCTGTTGCTAAGCAATCGGATCTATACTACGAATTCAATCGTGGTGACTTCTTACGTGACTCAGCTGAAGAACGTGCCGATGGCACTGAATCAGCAGGTAGCGGCTTCCGTTTAGGGAACGATACTTACTTTGCGAAAGTTTATGCTTTCCACAAAGATGTTACAGATCGTCAACGTGCTAACCAAGACTCACAAGTGAAGCTTGATCAGTCAGCAGCTATTTTCGTATCTACTAAAATGCTAATGAAACGCGAAACGCTTTTCAATAGTACTTATATGGGTGCTGGTAAATGGACTACTGATAAGACTCCTGCTGCTGGTGACAAATGGGATGCTAGCACTAGTGACCCAATCGTTCAGATGCGTTTAGCAAAACGTACGATTCAAGGTACTACAGGTTACATGCCTAATAAAATGATTATCGCACGTGATGCGTATGACGCTTTATTAGACAACGATGCTGTACTAGCTCGTATCACTGGTGGTTCGACTACTGCTATCCCAGCATTAGTTATGAAGCAGTTATTAACTCAGTTATTTGAATTAGAAGAAATTTTCATTCAAGATGCTGTTATTAATACCGCTCCTAAAGATCTATCAGATCCTACAGCGAACAGCACAGCGTTCATGAGTTCAGCACAGGCTTTAGTTTACTATGCGCCTTCTACGCTATCTCTTGATGAACCTACTGCTGGTGCTCAGTTCTCATGGACTGGCTACTTAGGTGCGACTCCTTCTGGTTTCCGTACTAGCAAGTTTAGAGCTCCGCTTATTCAGTCAGATCGTATCGAAGGTGAAATGGCTTTCGATCAGAAGATCACAGGTGCTGATTTAGGTTACATGTTCAACTCTGTATTAACCTAGAATTTATAGGTTTTTAGCCAAAACAAAAAGGGGCTTCGCGCCCCTTTTTTTAATTTAACTATAAGGCGAATACACCATGGCTTTTCAAGGCATTTTCAGAAAGCACGAAACCTATGTTGTGGTTAAGACTATTATCCTCAGCTCAAAATCACGCTTAGAGATTGGTACCGTTATCGATCCAAAGAAGCACCATGTACGCCCCTTTCAAATGCGTATACTATTCCGTAAGCGCCGTTTAGGTATTGAAGGCTCAGACTGGGCTAATGAAATGCTTAAACTGCACGGCAAGGGGCACACACGCCCTGAGACAGCTCAAATTCAAGAAGCGAAAGCTAAGGTAAGCAAAGCTGAAGCGGCTAAAGCTAAGAAGGCTGAAGCTAAAGCTAAGAAACCTAAAAAAGCTTCACCGAAAAAGAAAGCAGCTGATAAACCTAAATGGTCTAACAGCTAATGTCCGCTCAAGGGTCTAATGCACGCTTTTCCCGCATAGTAGAGACTACACTAGCTGCTGAGACCGTATCTGGGGAGGTCGTATTTGATCTCAACGGGCACGCGGCACGCAATAACCTAATGGAATACTTCTACTTTGTAAATGCAAATGGTGACTTGGTAGAAGCAACAGATGGGGAAGTGCTAGTTCAGCTATCCCCTGTCGCTGGTATTTATCAAGATATAGACCTAGGTTCTTTTTCCGCCAGTGAAGCTCGAAATTCTACTTGGAAGAAGCCTAATGGGTTTGGTAAAGCTATCTCAATCAAAATTTCATTTACTGGTATTACAGGCGATCCAACAGGGTTTAGAGCGCTAGTAACACAGTCAGTAAGCTAGGAGCACTTATGTCTAAAGGATACCCTCCAATTAACGGACTTCCATTAGAAACCAGCAATCGTGAAAACACAGCGGTCAAGGTCTTCGTGCAGGACCAGACCTCGCCTGTATTATCAGTCCCTTTCCTACAGTCAAGACAAACAGTAGCGCTAGCAGCAGATACAGTGGTTAATAGCAATACAGTAACTCTCGCAGGTGGGCACGGTGCTCTAGTCGGAGAGATACTGGAGATTGCTGAGACTGGAACAAACCTTTTCTATCAAGCAAGTATTCTTGGTGTTGCAGGAGATGTTATAACATTAGACCAGCCGATTAACCGCATATATGCGGTCAGCAACTCACTCTCTTTGCTCTCTGTTCGCGATATGCTGGTAGATGGATCTACCTCGCCACAAGTATTTTCAATTCTACCGTTACCTAATCAGGCAGGAGACATGGTCAGAGTTATCTTGGAGTTGCGCGGTCAGGCTGGGAGACTTATGGACTTTACTACTTTTGGTAGTAGCGATGCTCTCGCTGTTGGGTGTGTTCTTCGTATAAACCATGGAAACGGTACATATACCAATTTATTTAATTTTAAATCAAACTCTGATTTCTTTGAGCAAGGCTTCGACTTAGAGTTTTCTGCTGCCAAAGCTACAGGTAATACTATAGCAGGTTTCGCTTCTCGTATTACGTGGGGTGGACAAACAAAGCACGGCGTTGTTATCCGAGTGGATGGCAACAACAACGAGGCGCTTGAGATAGTAATACAAGATGACCTCCGCACAGTAACCACTGGTAATACGCGCTTTCACCTAATTGCACAAGGGCACGAGTTACAGGAGTAGCTAATGGGTTCAGAAACTAGTAAAGTTATTGGCGATCTTAGCGCTTTTGTTGAGAAGACAGTAGTTAAGATTGTGGACAAAGTAACTACTACCCTTGAAGAAGATACCCCTGAGTTAACTGGGCATGCTGAATCAAATTGGATCCCACAAATAGGTGCTCCAGTCGCTGAGCCGTTTGGGTCTAGGCTTAGCGTAAGCTTTGCAGCTCAGGAGCAAGGCTTAGCCGTAGTCGCTGGTTCTTATAAACTGCCTAATACAGTATATATTACCAACGCGGTCGACTACATATCATCTCTCAATAGAGGTACCTCAGCTAAAGCCCCCGCAAATTTTGTTCAGACGGCTATTGCTAAAGCTATTAAAAGTGTTGTATAATGCGGCTTATTATGTTAGGAACAGACCATGGCTGATCTAAAAGATTCTCGCAAATTAATCTACGATAAGTTCATTGCTGATTGGAATGATGAGACTATCTATGATTTTGATAACGAAGAATTTGATATGCCAGAAGCGAGTATTTCATGGGTTCGCTTAGTGGTTAGAAACAAAGTTGGCAATCAAGAAACTTTAGGTAAAATAGGCAGTAGAAAGTTCCTACGAGACGCAACTGTTATGATACAGGTCTTCACAGAATTAGATACTGGTGCTTCAGAAGGTGATCGCTTAGCAGTAAAAGCTCGCGATATCTTTGAAGGTATTAGATTAAACGGGCTATGGTTCTTCGCCTCTGATATTCAGGAAATAGGATCTGACGGTACGTTCTATCAGCACAATGTGGAATGCACTTTTAATTATGAACAAACTAAATAGGAGGCGGGTATGAGCCGCGTACTGACGAATAACATGGGTATGAGCTATGCCATTGAAGACACCATCGGAGTACTTCCGGGATCTCCTATCTGGCACGTCTTAGAACCAAATACTATCGGAGCGTATGGTGCGTCCATCACTACTGTCGCCCGTAGCCCGATCTCGCGTAACAGACAACGCCGTAAAGGTACTGTTACTGATTTAGATAGCGCTGTAGATTGGGAAGGTGATTTAACTTTAAATCATATTACTGATTTTGCTGAAGGCTTTGTATTTGCTACTGCTGTTAACCAGAACTTAGGTTTTGTTGGCGGCGATGCAACAGGCACAGGCTATACGGTAGCAGCTTTAGTAACTGCTCAGACAGCTAAATTGCACTTCGCAGCAACAGGTAACACTACCTTATTGTATTCTCGCGGATATCTCGTAGCAGCTAACAACGGTTTGAATCCTTTAGATAGCCAACCCGTAGATACTGACACCGAACTTACTACTGCTAATGCCGTATCGGAAACAGCTCCTATCAATGCAACTGTGGATATTGCAGGTCACCGCTCGGAAACAGGGTGCTTAGCTATTACCGTCACTAGTGGCGTAGCTACTATTACAAGCGGAAATGCAACACCTGTAGCAGATACTGATTTCACTACCCTTGGTTTAACTCCTGGTCAGTTCATTCACGTTGGTGGGTTAACATCAGGCGAGCAATTCACAGGTAGCTTAGGCTATGGGCGAATCGTTTCCATTGCTGCTGGTACTCTTGTGCTAGATAAAATCGATGCTCTTCTTGTAACCGCTGCTGGTACTACTGATACAGTAGATTTATTATTTGGTCGCTTTATTCGTAACGTGCCAACTGATTCAGCGGAGTTCCTAGAACGCTCTTTCCAATATGAATTAAGCTTTGCAGATCTGGAAAGCGCTGGCACTGATCGCTATGAATACGCGAAAGGTAATTTTGTGGATACAATAGCACTTAATTTGCCGCTAGCGGATAAAGCAACTATTAGTGTAGGTACTATTGGTACTGATGCTGAGCCGCCTACGCTTACTAGAGCTACTGATGCAGATACACCGCTAGAGCCAGCTCGCACAGGTGCATTTAATACGACCTCTGATTTTGCTCGCTTACGAATTGCTGAGGTCGATGAGTCAGGTATTTATACCGATTTTAAATCGCTAACAGTCACTTTTAGTAACAATGTATCTCCTGAAAAAATCTTGGCTAGCTTAGGTGCACAGTTTATGAACTTTGGTAACTTCGAAGTCAGCGTTGAAGCACAGTTAATCTTTAGCGATTATCGAGTGGCTAGCGCAGTACGAGAGAATCGTACCCTGAGCATGGACTTTGGTCTTAAAAACGATGATGGCGCATTATTTATTGATGTACCAGCGATGACGCTAGGAGGCGGTGATCGCGAGTTCCCTATAAACGAGACAGTATTAATTAATACCACAGGTGAAGCATTTGCAGATCCTACTTTAAATACCTCTATCGGATTATCTTTATTCCCGATAGTTCCTTAACCACAACTAAATAGGAGAGCTAAAATGACCGACTTTAGCCATCTGAACAAACTTAATGTAACAAAAGATAGCCAAGCTGAGTACGAACTAAGTGAATTAGAAGGTGCTCCAGTGCTTATTGTTAAACCTGCCAATGAAAGCAACTCAGGCTACATGAATGGATTACTTCGTAAGACTGGTAGCAAACGTGCAGGACGAAAAGTAAAAGTAAGAGTTGATACAAAAGCAATGGCAGAAATGCGTGACAATGATAAAGCGCTCTACCCTGATCACGTTATTATTGGTTGGCGCAACCTGCTAGATGCGAAAGGCAAGCAAGTGGAGTTTAATGCAGATAATGCAACTGCTTTCATAGCTGCCTTACCTAACTGGATCTTTGATGGGCTTCGCGGTTTCGCAAACGATCCTGAAAGTTTTGTAGAAGGTATTGACTCTGAGGAAAAAGCGGGAAACTAGCAGATCGGCTCATATGGGAGCTTCGGTATGAACGAGATGGATTTCAGGCCGAAGCAGCTATCAGAAAGGGACGACCTGTCCCTGACTGGTACGAAGATGAGCCACTGATCCACGCAGTAGATGTCTTTTACTTAAAATCTTTTTATGATCTTAGTACTGAGCGTACCAATGGAATGAGTATGGGTCCGATCCCTTGGAGTCGGATAGTTCACTATGCTAAGAGATATGATCTTTCTTGGGACGTTACAGAAGCATTTGTGGATATCATCATGGAGATGGATAGGGCATATGTTTCGCATTATGCAGCTGAACAGAAAAAAGCTTCTGATGCCAACAAACCTAAGACTAAGGCTAAGTAGTAATGACTGATTTTAATATTAATGTAATAGTTAAACCAGACAAAGCCACCCAAGGCATTGACAAGACCAAAAAAGGTCTTGCAGGTTTAGAGAGACAAGGTAAGCAACTACGAAGAACCTTGACTAGCGCCTTTACTTTAGTTGCTATTACCGCAGCTGTTGTTGGAATCACCCGAATGGCAGATGCGTTAACCAATGCACAGAACAGAATAAGAATAGTAACTAATGGCACGAAACAGCTCAATGCCGTCACCCAACAATTATTTGATATAGCCAATCGCACCAGAACTGCGTTTGAAGCTACTGCTACTATATACAGCAGAACCGCCCTCGCTGTTAAAAACCTAGGCTTGACCCAGCGCGAAGTATTAAACTTTACCCAATCACTAAACCAAGCAATTGTTTTATCAGGCGTAAGCGCTCAAGAAGCAAATGCGGGTTTAATCCAGTTATCCCAAGGCTTAGCAAGTGGCACGTTACGCGGCGATGAATTAAGATCAGTGCTTGAACAATTACCTAAGGTTGCTGACGTGATCGCAACTGAGCTGAAAGTAACTCGTGGCGAATTAAGGCTACTAGGTCAGCAAGGTAAGATCAGTGCAAAAGAAGTTATTGAAGCATTTGTCAGTGCTGCTGATGAATTAGATGCAGCATTTAGTAAATCTATCCCTACTATTAGCCAAGGCTTTTCAGTATTGCGTAGCGAGTTTATCCGCTTTATCGGCGAACTCAATAAAAGCACGGGTGCAAGTGAAAAATTTGCTCGCTTACTTATATCCCTTGCTTCTAATTTAGACCTAATTGCTAAAGGCGCTGTCATAGCAGGAGCGGCACTAGCAGGACCTTTCGTTAAACAAGGCGTTTTAATAGCTACGCGAGCTGTGATAGGCTTAACAGCAGCAATAGCAGCCAACCCTATAGGTCTGCTAATTATCGCTGCTATAGCTGCTGTAACAGCTTTAACCTTATTCAAAGACGAAATACTACTTACTTCAGATGGTGTTGTAACCCTCGGGGATGCTTTCGAGGCTACATTTGATTTCATTAAAGAAGCCGTTGAACCAGTAACCCGCTTTCTTATAGAAGGTTTCGATAAAGCAACAGCATTTATCAAAGACGCGTTTGCTAGTATCAACCTAACAATGTCTGATGTTCTAGGATTCGCTAAAACGTTTGTTAATCGCTTCATAGGGTTCTACGTTGGAATGGCTAAAGCGCTCGCGTCTATATTCAATGACATTCGTGAGATTATGACTGAGTTTGTAGGCGATAGCTTTATT